CATCGACAGATCCCGTGCTCTTGAGATCCGCGATGTCCGTACAGTCCCCGGGGATCACGTCAGGTCTGGCCTTGATCCAGATGCCGCTGTTTTCATCCTTCCAGATCAAGCTGCGCTCGATCATGCCGTCCAGAAGGCCGGCCTTGATCATGGGATGCGCTCCCAGCGATTGGGCCATGCCTCTGATGTGGAAGATGTCCTCAGGGGTTAACACCGTCAGGCCCCGCTCAATCTGGTCCGCGCGCCACTGCTGGGCCGCTTTGGACCTGAAATCCGGATACTCGTCGGGTCGGATCGCATACTCGCTTTCGAACCCGTCGAGGCCCTCGATCAGCAGCTTGTGCGCTGCCCTCCCGAAAGCGAACGCCGGGTTGTCGTTGGAGACGCGGTTGGGGTTCAGATAGCTGCCCGCGTAGTAATGGGCTGGGCTCTTCTCCCACATGGTCCGCATGCCCCCTGACGACAGGCTGGGCCCGACGCACAGGTTCCCATGGTAGTTCGGCATGGGGATGCCCTCATACATCCCCGCCGTGTCGATCTTGGTTCCGTCCCAGATGATCATTTTTTCCTCAGTGCGATTTTGAGCATGATCCACGCGAACGCGATCGATGCCGAGATGGAGCTCACGCCAATGCTGGCGAGAATGAGGATCCCGACGATCGGGACCACGGTGTCGTTGACGAACTCGCTCATGAGCAGAGATCTCCAATTGTGTGTTTGACTTCGGCTTGGACGTAATCGCGGATCGCGCCCATCAGCGCTACGAAGTCGTGCCCGTGCTCGGGCTGCGGCGTGTTGATCAAGTGGTGGACCTCGTCCAGCACTTTCCCTAACTGGCGTTCCGCGTGCATGTCTGCGCGGCTGGCTATCATGTCTGTCTCCTTGCCTCCTGTGAGGTCATGCTCAAGGTACAGTGATTTGATGCGCGGTCAAGCGTGATCGGCGGCCTTGTCATTTCTCCAAACACACGTAAGTTCGGGCCAAGGAGGATCGGCCTTGGACGAAGAGCGAGTCAAACACCTGTTGATAAAGCGTATCGAGCGCGTGAAAGATATTCCTACCTATGCCAGGAAGATCGGCGTCAACGAAACAAATATCCGGCGTTTTTTGTATGGAGAACGCCCGCCTGCGAAGAACATTCTGCAAGCAATGGGTCTGGAGAAGGTGGTATTTTATCGGTACCGCAAGAAAGTAGCCAAGCCCAAACAGGGCCGGTTCGGCACGATTTACGGGGAAGCAGATGAGTGAAGAGATGGTCGTACTGTTCACCATCCCAGGCGACCCTCGAGGGAAGGGCCGACCCCGTGCATCAACCCGGCATGGGTTCATCAGGATGCACACGGACCCCAAGACCGTGGCGTATGAGGGTCTGATCTCCTTGCAGGCGACCCTGGCGATGCGCGGAAGGCCAGCGATTGAGGGCCCCGTCGAGGTGCGGATCCGCGCATATTATGCGATCCCCAAGGCGACCTCGAAGAGCAATGCGCTTCTGATGCGCGAGGGGTTCATAGCCCCAGCAAACAAGAAGCCCGACATCGATAACGTGGCCAAGTCGGTGATGGATGGATGCAGCAAAGGCATTTGCTTCGCGGACGACACACAGGTCGTGACCCTGACGTGCACGAAGCGGTACTGCGACAATCCGCGCGTCGAGGTCGCGATTACCAAATATTAACGATAAGCCCCGAGGGGTGGACATGGACGCCGTCCAACAAGCTCGCGCGATCGGGATCCGGATACGGAGCGACCGTGCAACGGATCAATACACCACCTGTCCGAGGTGCTCTGAGGCGAGAAAGCACAAGCGGGCGCCGTGTCTCAGCGTGAAGTGCGAGACAGGCAAGGTGGTCTTCAAGTGCCATCACTGTGGGTGGCAGGGAGCATTCTGGGATGGAAATCTGGGAAACAATCGAGGCCCGCGGGCTGGACGTGGAGCGGCTGAGCCAGAAGTGGTCCGTTTCAAGCCTCGCTGGTGGTGAGGCGCTGCAGATCCCGTTTGTCCAGCAGGGCAAGACGGTAGGCACGAAGTTCCGCTGGTTCAGCCACCCCGAACGCAAGTGGCACGCGTCTTGGGACAACGGGCCGGTGGCCTACAATGCCGACTGCCTGCGCGACGACAAACTGATCGGCAGGCCTTTGATCATCACCGAGGGGGAAATCGACTGCGAGTCGGTAATCGAGGCTGGATACCAGCGGGTGATCTCGGTTCCCAATGGCTGCGCTGGAGCCTCTACAGAGCGCTCTGAGGCCGAACTGGGGGAAGCCAAGGCCTATGACTGGTTGAGGGCTCTGGGGCCGTTCCTGACGCTCTCCAGGGTCTCTGAGATCATCCTGGCGGTGGATGGGGATGATGCCGGGGCAAAGCTGCTTCAGGAGCTCGCCAGCCAGCTGGGCCGCGCCCGGTGCAAGTTCGTTCATTATCCCAAGACCCGCCGGCTGGAGCTCGAGAGAGAGCGCTGCAAGGATTTGAACGAGGTTCTGGTCGAGTATGGCGTCAAGGGCGTGCAGAAGACGCTGCAGGGCTCTGAATGGATCGCGATGCGGGGCGTGGCCCTAATGGGCGATCTGCCGCCCATATCGAACCCTGAGACGTTCGAAATCGGGTTCAATCTGTTAGGCGACAATTACCGTATGCGCTGCGGAGATCTGGCTGTGATCACCGGCACGCCGGGGTCGGGGAAGTCTACTTGGCTGAACGACGTGTGCTGCCGGGTTGCGGAACGATACAAGGTCCGGGTGGCGTGGGCGTCGTTTGAGCAGCTGCCGCAGCGCGATCACCGGAGGGCCCTGAGATCGTGGTATCTGAAAGCGCTCCCGCGCAACCAGACGCCCATGGAGATCAGTCAGGCTGACGAGTGGATTGACGATCGGCACGTCTTCATCATCCCGGACGAGGAGGTGGACGCAGATCTTGAGTGGCTGCTGGATTGCATGGAGGCCGCAGTGGTGCGCTACGAGGCGAAGATCATCTGTCTGGATCCCTGGAACGAGATCGTGCAGTCCAGAGGATCGCGCGAGACGGAGACCGACTACACATCCCGCGCTCTGCGCCAGCTGAAGCGGTTCGCCAAGCGCTTCCAGGTTCACGTCATCCTAGTGGCGCACCCGACGAAGATGCAGCGTATCAACGGCGAGTACCAAAAGCCCACGCTGTACGACATCGCCGGGTCAGCCAACTTCGCCAACAAGACCGACGTGGGCATCGTCGTCCACAAGGTCGATCAGGACACCTCGTTGGTCGAGGTGCTGAAGTCCCGGTACTGGGAAGAGATCGGCAGGCCTGGGGGCGTGCTGATGGAGTACTGCAACGACGATCGCCGGTTCAGGGAATCGGAGCGGTCTGTCTAGTCCCGGCGGGTTTTGTTCCGGGCTCTCTGTGCGCTGAGGGCCTTGATCGTGTTTTTTGCGGCAGCCTTTTTGTTGACCGGCGCTGTTGGCTTGCGCGCAGTCACCGTAACGGGCTCGGACTCTATCTGCGGAGGCTTGTCCTTCATTCCCGTTACAAGGCGCAGCAGATCGTACACGGGTCGTGCAGCATCACCGACGTGCTGCTCTGCCTGCGTCAAGGCGCTGGTCTTTTTCGGCAAATCCTTCAGCTGCAGATCGGAGTAATCTTTTTTCAGATAATCGTCCGGGTTCTTCACGCCCGCTTCCATCACACGCTTACGCATTTTGTCAGTAACAGAATCGTAAACCTGTTTGACCGTTGCGTTTTTCTTGAAGAAAGCCGGGTTTGCTTTTGCTTCAGTCGGGAAGGCCTTGGCGGCATTTTGTTGCGCCAACTTGGGGTTCATGGCCATCTGGATGAACTTTGCCCCACTTGGTCCAGTGCCCATGAAGTGGGTCACATAGATATTGCCCAGCGTAGCAGGAACCTTGTGGTTCTTGAGATACTGGATGCCTTCACCCGTCAGTTCGTGGTTGAGAGCCACCTCGTCTTTGAAGACGCGGTCACGCAGCTCCGGGTCTTTGGGCGTCTTGATTTTGTCGATGGCGGAGGTAACCAGCCGATCCGTTTGAAGCTTGGCTGGATCTTCCCGGCGCACATGATCCATGACATCAGGGCCAAGGATCTTTGCCAGATCCTGCAAAGCGGGACTGGTCTCATCTCGACGCATAAGATCATGCATCGCGCCTGCGAAGCTTCGGTTCGTCATGCCGCCAACACCGCCGGCAGTCTGACCCTTCTTTTTTGTTCTGGCAGTACCCTCCTGAGCAAAAATGAACGGATCAATGCGCTCGTCCATCGTTTGCTCAGATGTCACATTCTGTTTTTTAGCTTGATCAACCTGTTCGGTGTGTTGGGTTTCTTGAGCAGCGAGTTGCGCACGGGCTTGATCTTCTGCTGCTTTGGCCCGTTGTTGAACGGCCTGGATATTATTCGTTCTTGCCTCACGGCCCACGTACTGCTGGTACATTTCAGCCAGCTGCTCGGCCTGTTGGCGGGCTTGAGGCGTGTTCTGCGCACGCAAGGCGCGGATCTGGTTCTCGAGGTAGTCCAGTTCCTGCCGGTGCGTTTGCGGCATTGTCAATGCCGCGTCCACGCGTTGGCCGGGTTTCAAAACGGGCGCATGTGGCCCTTGAGGCATCGCGCCCCTGGTGGCGCGCATGTACGCACCCGCTTCGTCACCGGACATGTTTGGATACATTCGATGAACGGTGGCCGGGTCCATGTGGGCATAAGCATCACTCGGAGCGCTGTTTTTCATGAAGGATTGCATCGAAGCCAAGCGTTCTTGCGGATCAGGAGATTCCATGCCCCGCTCGTACATTTCCACGTCGAGGTCTTTACCGGCCTGATCAACGTACGGCTGAGCCTTCGCCTGCAGCGCGCTCGCCATGTCTGCCGCTTTCCCAGGTATGGTCTGGGCATAATCACCAACACTTTGCGCCAAGGGTGCAAGGCGTTGTTGGGCTTTGGCTGTAATGTCCTGCAGCGAGAAGCCGTCTGTCTGCCCAAGCGCGCGATTGGATTGTTGGTACGTTTTCGGCTTGGTTGAGGTCGGCTTGGCATCCGCCCGCCCGAGGACCGTGTCAGACACGTACTTCAGCGGATCTGTCTTCTGGTCGTCGGATGGATCGTAGGCCATGTGCTCTTCCTCAGGGTTCGTCGATTGAATCTCGCAGATCGATCGGCTTGGTTTTCATCGCGTAGAATTGACGCAGCAGCTGGCGCTCACTCTCGGATTTCACGGTCTGCGTATAGTCGGGCAAGGGTTTCGAGCTTGTCTTGGTTGACTTCGGGTCTTTGGTACCAGGGGGCATTACCGCTCTCCGTCACTTTGAAATTGGTGGGGACGACCTTGTTTTTAGGCTTCTTGATCTCTTCCATGAAGCGTCTGTACGCTGGCACGGTGAACTCCACGAATTCACCGGATGGGAGCTTGTACCTATAATGGGGGATGCCGTCGTAGTCACGGCCATATTCTGCGCCGTACTCGTAGGCACCGTATTCGCCCTGCTTGGCGCGGATTTCAGCCAGGGGCGCGTTCTTGCGCTGCGCCTTGTTCAAAATGCCCGTCAGAGTGCCGTGGGAGGCCTCTTGGCCGCTATCTGCCACCCAGGTCTCCCAGTGGTAGCGTCCGACGCTGGCGTCCTCAGGACGGCCCACGGCGCCGTAGATGCGTTCCAGTTGTTTTTCGATCCCGCGTTCGATCGCTTCATAAACCAGAATGCCGCGGACACCGGAGGTCAATTTCGCGAGCGAACTGCCAGTGACAGTGTTTCCGTTATCGTCCGTCCGACCATCGTACAGGTTCCGATCGTTGAAGCGGCCATCGTCCCACAGCTGGCGGATCTGGACGCGGTCCAAGACCATCACGTCAGGATGACCGGCGACCAGAAGCGTGAAGGACAAAACCTTGTTGTCGATGCCAACGCCCTCGCTGAATTTTGCGAACTCCCGGCGGATCTGCTTTCCGGTCATCTTCGGATCGGAGAGCATGTTGTGCAAGCGCTGGAGATGCGTGATGCCGTCGTCGCCCTCCTGGCCCATCTTGTAGAGGAAGTCTCGGCCAAAGGCCCCCAGATTGTGGATCGCGCCAGCTCCGGGTTGGCCTGACCCCTTGGGGGCTTGTTGTTTGACCCATTCCTCATACGCCGGGAACTGATCCTTGGTGAAGTTACCGTCCGCCGCCATGCGGATGAAGCGCTCGATGCCTTCGAAGGAGTCGATGAACAGGCCTTCTTGCGCGTAGGGCGAAACGCCACGCGACAGGAACGACCACATCAGAAGCTCGCCCGTGGTTCCGATCGACATTTCGCCGGCTTCGTACTTCTGGCGGAAGAGCTTGGCCTGCTCGAACCCGTGGTTTGCGTCCTCAATCTGCCCAGGCTTCAGGGTTCTGAGCTTTTCAATGGATCCTTCGCCATTGATATCGCGGATGAACGCGTAGGGCGGGATCGGGACCTCGCTGGAGCCCAGCGCATCGCCCATCATGTTTTCCCAGGCGTCGGTGCTCTTGGCGGCGTCGGGGTGATCCTCGAGGACCGGCGTGATGTTCTCGAGCTGCTTCGGTGCGTTGCCGTTTGTGGTCTTTTGGACGAATTTCGCCTTGGTCTTGGGCGGGGGCGGATTGGGGACTTCAACGCGCAGATCGGGCTCGAACCCGTGCTTGTTGCCGTCCTCGACCGACGCCATCAGGCCTGCAAGTTCACGGTCGCGATCTGACAGGCCTTCTTCGATGGAAGGGGTGCGCGCAGCTTTACCAGTCCGGATGATCTCGTCCGGAAACACGTCGCGCGTGTCAGCAGTTGTCAGCAAAGGCGTGGTGTGCCGACGCGTGAATTCAGGCATGTGACGCCGTGCTTCCACGTCTCTGGATTCACGTTCACCGGAGATGTTGCGATACATCTCGTAGCGTATTTGCGCGGCTTCAGGCACGTCCTCGCCGGCCTGAATAGCGTTGCGCATTTCGTATTTGTCTTTGTTTCGAATGCCGTTCGCGATTGTTTTGTATTTAGTCGCGGCTTGGTTCGCTTGATAACGAGGCATGAAAAACACATCACGCGGTGTGGTTTTTTTCATCTCAATTGCGTTTTGACGCACAATGAAAGATATTCTTTCCCATTCCTTATTTAAGTCTTCCACAGGCCTTGCTTCATACAAGGCTTCAAATGCTTTTGACGATGCATTGGCAATTTGTTGGTCCAGGGGCGCTAATTGCGCTAACGGCACACCGGCGCGCAGAGACGCAGCTTTCATGCTGTTGAGCTTCAGCCATTCGTCCATACGCGGATCTTGCATCAGCTCCTGATAGGCAAGTGCACTAGACTCAGCGTCAGCGGCTTTGTTTTCAAAGGCAGGAATCAACCGCTTTGAGTACATTTCCAACTGTTCGGGTGTTGCGTAAGAACCCACGGTTTCCGGGTTGCCGCCTGGGTCAAAACCTTCATGCTCTTGGATTCCGTGTTGGATCTCATGCAATGTTGTGCTGAGCGGATCGTCAGATTTCGGAGTGATCTCAATTCTGTTGGTCGTACGGTCAAAAGACCCGCTGTAATCCGGTGATTCAGTGCGACCGATCGTCCACTCTTTGACCTTGTCAGGATAAGCCTGCATTAGGGTCGGATGCGTCAGCATCTGATTGAGCGGGGTCTCTTGCCCCGATTGCCAATTGGCGAAATCCTCGTTCAGGCTCGCTGGCACGTCCGACAGCTCGTATCGCGGCATCTGATCGGACGGATTAATGAAGACGCCGGTCTTGTCCCAAATCTCGCGCGGGCTGTAGCCCTGTGCGAGCATGCGCTGACCTTCTTCCCAGTTCGCAATCAGTTTCTGGTTCTCAGGGAAAAGTTTGCGCGGATCCTCAGCCTTCAGGTTCTCATAGGCCTTTTGACCAACGAAGATATAGCGGTTGGCCCCGGCGCCATCCGCTGTGCCTGAACCATGGGTGATCTTGCGTTGCGCAGATCTCAGGATAGCCGCGAGCTCCTTGTCGGACATCTCGAGGTTCATGCCCATCATGCGCCCGAACTGCCGGATCATCGCGGTCAGCTGGGATTTGATCGACGCGTCCAGCACGCCTGCCTCGGCCTTGGCGGCGAGCACTTCCTCAACGGCGCGCATCTGTTTGTTGGGGTCGTCTGGGTAGGCCTCGGGATGCGCTCGGAGCCATTCTTCGGCCTCGCGCTGTACGGTAGGGCTGGACTGGTGGATCCGGCCCAGTGCTTGATCCAGTTGCTCTCCGTACTTGGCGTTCAGGCCAAGGTGGCCCAGCGTCTCGTGATAGAGGGCTGAGGTCGCGTTCTCGGGCGATCCGATCTGGTCCGCGATCAGATAGACTTTGCCATCCGGACCCACCAGCGCACCCGTCTTGCCAGACATGCCGTCGCGCTTCAGCTGAGCTGCGACCTCCGGCGGGAGGTGCTCTTCAGTGGGGACGACCTGGGCGGTGGTGTTGCTCTTCCAGTTCTCTGTCAGGCGGTCTACGTGGCTCTGGATGCCATCCATGCCGGAAGGCATCGCACCGGCCTCAGGAGCCCGCTCTGGGGCACCAGAGGGCATTCTAGGAGCACCGGGCTCCTTCATGCCGCGCATAAGGCCCGCAAGGCCTTTGGCACCCCCTACGAGGGCTTCCTTGCCAACCTCAAAGGCTGGGCCCATGGCGAAGGCCTCGCCGGTCTGTGTGGGGTCGTATTTGTCACGCGTTCCACCGGCCAGCTGTGCCAGCTGGGTTGCGGTATCGGCGCCAGCGTTAAGGGCACCCATCTTGCCACTGCGCGCGGCGAATTCCTTGGCCAATTGAGCTAGGGTCTTCTTGCCGGTGTTAGCGGCGGCTGCGCCCTCGGTCAGGGGCGTGGCGGCGGCAAACAAAGGATCGCCCAAGCCCAACAGGTTTCCGGCCAAGGTCGCGCCCCCGGCCAAGGTCTTGTCAAACATGCCGCCTGGGGCTGAATAGAAGGGATACGATTGGCTCTGGACCTCATACTCCTCGTTGGAGCGTTTGACCGCGCCTGCCAGATCCGTGCCTAGGTTCCTGCCGTACACATCAGGACCGGAGGCCCTCAAGCCTTGGATAAG